TACCACAAGAACGTACATTGTATTGCCGTCCTGTCAGCAGCCATATGACATTTGATTTTTGGAAATTAAACAAACCTGGAGTAGATACTTGGGTAGAAATACTGAGCAATCGCGCACTATATCAAAATGTCACACGCGGCGAACCACCTTTTGGCAATTTAAATAACGTTCACACAGTAGAATAAATATCTGTTCACAAAGGAAATAGAAATGAAAAAAATCTTACTTGCCGTCTTAATGACGGTTATGTCATTGTCAAGCATTGCTTGGACACAACGTGCACCCCAAGATCCGCAGTCATGCCGAGTGCATGCACCTTATGGTTTCCCTCAGACTTCAGGAGTACAACCTATTTGCCGTCAAGCATATCTAGTTGGTTATGATGCCGCCGCCAAACTACCTAAATATGTGATGTATGAACTACTACCACAAAATGCATTAGGATGTGTGGCCAGGACCAATGCTTTTGCTGCCGATCAATCAGTAACCAATGGCGCTACGCCACAAGACTATGCAGCCACTGGCTACGACAAAGGACACATGGCTCCGGACGGAGACTTGAGCTGGGATCCACAAGTCGAGTACGAATCATTCCTAATGACCAACATGAGCCCACAAGCAGGGTCTCTCAATCGCGGTATTTGGAAATTGTTAGAAACAAGTGTACGTGGGTGGGCAGTACAAGGCAACAACAGCTACACAGTAATTGCAGGTGGTGTTTACAACGCACAAGATAAAACCATTGGCAAAGGTGTTGTAGTACCACATGGTTTCTACAAGATTGTGATCAACAATCAAACTGGACAGATTGCAGGGTGGGCATTTCCACATGTTGCACCATATCCTAACTTAGGCAACGACCTGACCAAGTTCCGTTTGCCCATACAACAAATTGAACAGGCAGGAGGAGTACAATTTGCATTTCCTCCTGGAGCACAAGAAGTGCCCCCTGGCAAAGAATGGCCAGTGGATTTTGGCAAACTGACCCAGGCCAAACGTGCCAAATGCGGCGCCAGCGCTTCAGACGACTAATGGGTAATTTTTATTGTGCAGCCCCTTGGCGGGGCTTGCACATCAACGTCAGAGGCGATGTCAAAACTTGTTGCGCTGGCAATCCTAATATGTTGGGCAATCTTGATTCTCAAGGTATTGAAGAAATTCTCAATGGCACTAAGTTAAAAGAAATAAGGACTGCCATTCGACAAGGACTTAGCCATGAATATTGTAGCAATTGTACTGATAGAGAAAAACATGGAGGCGATAGTGAACGGTCATGGCATAATTCAGTCAATTCAGATTTTGATTACATCACCGCCAGTTTGGAATATGAATTCCCAACCATAATTGATGTGAGATGGAACAATACTTGTAATTTGAGTTGTAACTATTGTGGACCAAAAGATAGTTCTAAGTGGGCAAGTTTACAAAAAATGCCAATAGTGTCAGATACTAGGCATTACTATGCAGATGTTTGTGACTTTATTGAAAAACACTATGACAATGTTAAAGAAGTGGCATTGGTTGGTGGTGAACCATTGTTGTTGCCAGAAAATAACAGATTATTGGAAGTAATTCCCAAAGATTGTATTGTTACGCTGATAACCAATTTAAGCAATCCATTAGAAAATAATAAAATATTCAAAAAACTCAGTGAACGGCAACGTGTAGGATGGTCAATAAGTTTTGATAACATCTATGACAGATTTGAATATGTCAGGCATGGTGCCAACTGGCAGTTGATGTTGCACAATCTTGATCTTGTGCAAGGCTTGATGAAAAGTAACGGACACTGGGGCGGTATTCATGCAGTGTACAATTTGTACAATGCCACTAGATTATGCGAGTTTAAAACTTTTGCCAACCAGCGTGGGTTAAGTATAAGATGGCAAAATTTAGGAACACCTTCGGAATTAGATCCTAGAAATTACGGGAAAGAAATTGCCGTGCTGGCTGCAAAAGAAATTCAAAAAATGTATGATACTTTTGAAATAAATGCACAAGAACAAGAGTTATTTGATTCAGCATTTTCTACATATATCGCAAAAGAACAAGTTGACCCTGCTAGGTTAACACAATTAAACACATTTGTTAACAATATTGAAAACACATACCACACTGACAAGTCAGGTGAGTTTGCCAGACTTTGGCCCGAATTTGGAGAGCTATTATGGCCGCAGAATCAGCACTAGTTAAAACACCACACAAGCGACAGAGTTTTACTGAAGAACAATTAGATGATTTTATAAAATGCGCAGATCCTGTTACAGGGCCTATGTATTTTATGGATAATTATTTTCACATTCAGCATCCTGTTCGTGGCAAGATGTTATACCATCCGTTTGAATATCAAACACGCCTGATTGAAACATATCACAATCATCGATTTAGTATATCAATGATGCCTCGTCAAACAGGTAAGTCAACAAGTGCCGCAGGATACTTGTTATGGTATGCTATGTTTATACCCGATTCAACTATACTAATTGCAGCACACAAATACACAGGCTCATTTGAAATTATGCAACGTATACGTTATGCCTACGAACTGTGCCCTGATCATATTCGTGCAGGATGTACCAGTTATAACAAAGGTAATTTAGATTTTGAAAACGGTAGTCGTATAGTGTCAACTACTACTACAGAAAATACCGGCCGGGGTATGAGTATATCATTGTTATATGCAGACGAGTTTGCATTTGTACGGCCAGGCATTGCCAAAGAGTTTTGGACATCCATATCACCTACCTTAGCAACTGGCGGTAAAGCAATTATTACAAGTACGCCAAACTCAGATGAAGATCAATTTGCGTTACTGTGGAAAGGTGCCAATCGTTGCGAAGATTCATACGGTAATCCCACAGTGGTTGGCATCAACGGATTCAAAGCATATCGCAGCTATTGGAATGAACATCCAGATCGAGATCAAAAATGGGCTGAAGAACAACGAGCACAACTAGGCGAAGATCGTTTCCGTCGAGAAATGGACTGCGAATTTGTAATAAATGATGAAACACTGATAGCTCCTACTAAGCTTATTGAGCTTTACGGTATTGAGCCCTCATATCGTACTGGACAAGTACGTTGGTATCAAAAGCCTCGGCCAGATAGAATTTACGTAGTTGCACTAGATCCTAGCCTTGGTACAGGAGGTGATCCTGCAGCCATACAGATATTCGAAGCCAATACCACGGAACAAATCGGCGAGTGGCGCCATAATAGAACACCCATACCAGAACAAGTCAGAATATTAGCTGACATCTGTCGACATATAAATGAAGTTGTAAAAGACCCACAAAAAGTATATTACAGCATCGAAAACAACACAATCGGCGAGGCCGCACTAATATCCATTGCAGAATATGGGGAAGAAAACATTGAAGGATATTTTTTAAGTGATCCCAACAGTGGAAGTTCTGGACGCAGATATCGTAAGGGATTTAATACCACACAAAAACCCAAATTAGCTGCTTGCAATAAATTTAAAACTTTAATTGAATCTGGACGCATGAAAATACGCAGCATTCCACTTATATCAGAATTAAAAACTTTTGTGGCACAAGGCGTCAGTTATGCGGCCAAACCTGGAGAAACTGATGATTTAGTCATGGCCGGATTATTGGCAGTACGCATGATGCAACTGCTGCAAACATATCATACAGAAATGGACAGTCAAATGCGTGATCACGGAGATGTTATTATTGCACCCATGCCCTTTATCAGTATACGTAGATAACGACTAAATACACTACTATGTCACAGCAAAACGCCGCCCTTAAACTTTTTGATCTCTTGACCAGCAGAGACTTTGATCCCAACATGTTAGATGTTCGTGGAAAACCTGCCGCAGATCCTGCAGAAGCAGAAATGTTTAGTTTTGAATATCGTGCAGAATCTGGCAAAGACTACGGAACCATAGTAATATTATTAGGTGATGATGGCGAACTTACTGTGTTCTGTGCCGACAATGTGGGGCGCACCATGGAAGGAGAAGACAAACAAAGTTGGTTTGCTTTCCTAGAACAACTCAAGGATTTTAGTATCAGAAATCACATGAGTTTTGGTATAAAGAACATCAACAGATTGCGGTATAGCATGCAAGGGCAAGCTGCAATCAAAGAAGGCCTGTTTGAATCCTGGTCAGGCAACAGAACCACCAGTTGGTTAGGCCCAGCCACTGAAGCAAGACTCATGGTCAAACACAAAAGACCCCTGGGCGAAAATGACGCACGTTTTCGATATGTAGAAAGCCTATACATTGAAACTGCGGATGGCGAACGTTTCAAACTGCCATTTACCAAACTGTCAGGTGGTCGTGCTATGTTGGAACATGTGCGTCAAGGCGGCAAGCCTTATGATCCACGTGGTCAACACATTGTAGGCATAGTTGAAGAACTCAACTTACTAAGTCGTTTTCGCAGAGCCAATCATGGACAGATATTTGAAGGCGATACCGGACAATTAGTCGAAGAAACCAATACCTACTATGAAAATTTACAACGGGTCATAAAAGGACTCAGTGCCGACCACGGCTACACAAATTATTTTGAAAGCTGGCAGCCTGCAGAAATAACCGAGCAGGATGTGGTAATCGAAGGACTGAAGAATCTATTTGTGACACAAAGCATAGATTCAAGAATTGAGGCAGCATTACCCTTGCTGGCCCGCATACAACAACAAGGACAAGCTATGAAAGAAGCTAATATATTTGAAGCCTGGGCCAACCGCCTGGTAGAAGGAACTTGGTCAGTGCCTGACACTCCAGAAAAGCAGGAGCAATTAATTGAACTTATGCAATCTGAATTACCAGTGGGCGCAGATGCTACCAATGCCACAGAAGAACTGTATGATTTGTTGGGTGATGATGTGTTGTTTGATCAATTGCATAATCTTGCTGACCGCGATGCCAACGCAGATTGCCGTGAATTGGTATTCTTGCGTATGCAAGAACTCAGCGATCATCCTGATGTGGCCGAAGTTGTAAATCGACTAGACGTAGATGCTGACTATGCAATGAATCCTCCTGATGCAACCAATCCCAGTGATGTTGAGCAAGGCGAGACTGATCAAGAAGTCAATGAATACAAAAACTCTGCACCCGGTGAACCGGATCAGGAAGAATTGCGTCCAGTGGAAGAAGACATTTTGGAATCAATTCGTCGTGCAGCCGGCCTTAACGAGAATGTCACCTTAGACGAAAGTGGCAACACATTCCAACATATTTTGAACACATTCAAACGCGATGTCAAAGACTTTGAAGCCACTGGCGAATTAACCGATGCACTATATGATGTGTTGTATGATTACTATTTTGATGACATGCCGTATGGTACGAAAAAAGCTCGCGACGGAGATCCTTATGAGTGGATAGGAGATCGCTTTGCTGCAGACTTGGGCATTGACGAAGCCATGGTGCCAATGGGCATGGAGGAAAATCCTGTGGACTATGCTGCAGAAGAAGGATACGGACTCAATCCAACACCCGCTGCCATGGAAGACGACAGTGTTCATTCGGTA